ATGAAGCGTTACCGGAGGAGAAGAGAAATGTTGGGGTCTTTCTACATTTGAACGTGAATAACGATAAAGAAAATATCGAATCAGTCGATTATCGTCGTTATAGATTGGGGATCAAGAAACAAGATAAAATTAATCAAATAGAAAATATCATAAAATCCAATTCGATTGATTGTGTTCTCAATAACAACTCGTCGGTAAACTTAGTAAAGGATATTGTGAAATCGGATGGAAGTAAAGCTAAAGTATCATCCAAATACGACAACATCGTATGTGCTCATAAATCAAAGATCGTAAAAAAACAGAAATATTCAAATCTACGCATGTTGTTGTTTGACATTATAGAGACTAGCAAACATTTGAGAAAAGTAATTGCGGATAATATGATGTATGAGTTCGATTTGCAACAAATCAAAAAATTGCACGATAACGATTTGTTAGAACATACATTGAATTATATGTGTAAAAATAAGACAAGTTTACAAATCAATAAGATAAAAGGATATTTAATTAAAACGAACAACCAATATTTTTTTCAACAGGAGGAAATAGACGACTATAAAATCACTCTGGTGGACAGACGAAGTAAAAAGCGTAAATATGTTAGTCATTATATAATCGATAAAGTAGTTAACGAAGATTCAAAATATACTGATGAAACAGAGACTGAAAAACCAAAACATGAAGAAGGAAAAAGCATTGATAAAAAGTTTCTGAAAGCATACACTAAATTACACAATTTGATGAAACTAGTCGATGACAATACTAAGGATGACATAATAGCAGATATGATCGTTGATCGAATTTCCGCCAATGATATAGAGAAAGTTGTAGAGGCAACGAACGAACAAATGCTTAAGTCATTGGATACGGGTAAATATGTTATAAAGGATGAAAATGATGATATTGTTGCGTATTATAATGTTTACATAGACACATACCTGTGTAAAAGGAAAAATGGCAAGTTCACAAAATGTGATATATCAACCAATAACAAATATGTATCAGACATTAAAAATGGTTTAACAAACAAAACATTTGAAGGATTTATTGACATCGTTACGAACAAGGACAAAACGATGTTCGAACCGAAATCGAAAGTAAAACATTTGGATAAGAATATCCAAACCAAATCTTTCGGCACGGCTTGTTTAGCGACATCATCTATCACGATAAAAATGTTGAAAGATCAGATACTCAAATATAATCCGAACATAGATTTGGATAAACATTCCAAGAGTAAAATGTGCAATATATATGAGTACTATTTGCGGTCAGACGATAACTTTTTACGGACCATTGAATATAATATTAAAAAAAAATTGATATAAGCATTAATATTTTAAATATTTGATATTGTATAAACAATGAACAATTTTACGGAAATAAAAAATAAAGATACAGTCAAAATTGCTCCATGGTTGTTGAATTCAGACTATAAAAATAATATACTAAAAGTGTTAAAAAAGAAATATGAAGGAATATGTTCTAAATTTGGGTACATCAAACAAAATAGTATAGAATTGCTTTCTGTCAATAAGGGTTTGATAGAGTTGAGCACATTTCATGGTTATGTGCTATTTGATGTAGAGTTCAATGCTAGTATATGTAACCCCGCTATTGGAAGTATAGTAAAATGTAAAGTTAAGAATATCAACGTGTTCGGTATTCTATGTACTTCTGGAATAACAGAATATGGCCAATATCAGAATATATTGAACATTATCATTCCGAAACAAGATTCTCAATTTACAAATCATCCAGACATATTCAATAATATCGCGATTAACGACGAGATTAATGTTGAGATATTGGGGAAGAAGTACATTTTAAATAATAAAAACATCAATGTGTTTGGCAAGATTATTGACAGTAAAAAAACGAATGATTCGTTAATTACAACGGATAATGAGTTGAATGTATTGGAACTTGATGAGGATGATGTTGCCAATGAAGACAATGATGAAGATATGTTGGAAGAAGATGATGAAAACGAGAACGAAGAAGATGATAAAACAGAACTACATTCTCTTACATCTGAAGAAGAGATGGTAGATGATATTGACAATAATGATGACATTTTAAGTGAAGACGATGCGTCAGAAGATGAGTTTTATTGATTTAAGGTGTTGAACGGATAATACATTTAGAAATGAATCATCGAAAACAACTGATTGAGAATTCGCAAAAACTAGAATATGAATCAAAAATAGAGTTATTCCATTATATAACCAACACATTCAACTTAAATTTTATGGAAAATATAAACGGTATATTTTTTTCGCTAAATGAAATTAACGATAACAATGTATTAGATATATTACAAAAAACGAATGATTTAATGGAAATGGAGTCGGAAAGGAGTATATTTCCTAGACACAAACATGCAGATACAGAAACAGCAGATTACAATACCGATATACAAGATGATGATTTAAAATCTGATTTAATGAGTAAAAAATCATTCGATTTAGACAAAACGATGATTAAAGATATCGACAACCATATAAACAAAACTAATAAAAAAAGTATCCATGTAAAATACTCAATTGCAAAAAAGAAATATAACAAACAAATTCAAATAGACTCGAAAAAAATTGAAAATAATGATTTAAGCGAACTGACAGAAGAAACGTATATATACTAAGTAGAAATGGAACAAATAGTCGATCGTATATCGTCTATAAACACCCACAATTACCAGAAAATTAACTCTAACCATTACCAACAAGGCGAACCTTATGTTCCGTCAATTGTGCAACAAAAAGATAATAACTATATACGAATACCGAAAGTAAGTCACAATCCTTTAAACATGGAAATTTATAAGACTATATTTGAAAAATTGGTGATTGTATATGAAAACCAATTCGATATTGATATGAACGAGTACAAACAGAAGTTTTTTAATATGTTGTCCAATGATGTATACAAAAGTATTAGTAAACGACATAATGTGTTGAAAAAGAATATGTTTGATTTCATTCACGAAACGGAATACAATATACCAACGAATAGAGATGTTTTGATATTGTTTTGTAATATTTTGAAGAAAAATATTATTGTCATTGAAAAAAAGGAATACCACATTTATACATCAACATTTGATACTACATTAGTAATAGATTCGAAGAACACACGATTCTTTGATGGGATCGAATTTGCTGAGAATCAGTTGATACAGGAAGGATATTATGAGCACATAGACTTTACCAACATAAAAATGACAGAGTTGAAAAGTTATATCGAAAAGTATAACATGCAAATTGATAAATCAATTAAAAAGAAGGACGAAATAATTGAGAAGATTAAAGAAATTAAAAATTGATCTAAATTTTATTTATATTAACAGTTTAATATAATGGAACTTACCAGCGAAATATACAATCTGATAAAAAATAGTATTGTTGATGCAAACAGAAATAAAGAATACGAATTCGAATGTATATTTTCGCAAAATATTAACAGAGAGTTGTTCTCTGATGTTTTACGTTATTTAAATAATTCAAAATTGTTTCAACTGTTTGAAACTATACATCGCGAGTCTTTGGATATATCGTTGTACAATACCAATCAACGAATTTCCATATTAAATAAAAATTCAATCGTTGATTATTGTAACACGGGTGTATTGAATGATTATACCATTATGGAGAAAAAGAGGATAGATAATTTTGAAAATATTAAGTTATCCGAATACGATATATATTTTAAAATGAAAAATGAAGTAGAAATCGAAGCACTAGATCATTTAGATGAGTTAATGAAGACAACCAACAAGCATTTCCGAAATAAAAAGCGTTACTCATTCATGCATCAAAGCAAGTTATTCAGAGTTGACTTAACAATAGTAAAGTCATCAATATATCCGGCAAGTAAAATTGAACAGTCTGGAGTATTAAGAGCACCAGAAAAATATGAGATCGAAATTGAATATCTAAATAACAGTACGGAGCAAGTTGAAAGGATTATCGAGATAATGTTCAACATCATTGAAATTATAAAAAAAATATTGGACGACACAAATCATTTAATAACACATACGAAAAAAGAGTTAATATTGTGCAATTATCTTACTCTGGTTAACCCTAAGGTGTTTGATAACTGTAATAACAACATGCGCGGATACATTAAGAATGTTGTGTTTAAGAATCCGAAAAACTATTTCTTGTCCTATCAACCAGTTACTTTAGAACAAACTAATTTAGTAGATGAAGAACTCGGCAAAATTTCTATAAAAACGAATTACAGTGTTACGGAAAAAGCGGACGGTGAAAGAATGTTGTTGTATGTAGATATGAACAATCAGGTATACATGATCGACTCTAGATTGAACATTCGATCAACTGGCACAAAACATAAGCAATCTAATTGTTTACTGGACGGTGAGTTCGTTAAAAAGACAAAACATAATACACCACTGAATCATTACTTGGCGTTTGATGTATACTTTATAAACAACGAGGATGTGAGGAGCAAAAAGTTAATACCTGATCGATACAATCTAATCCAAGCCTTTTGTAAAAACTCCTCCTCCCAGTTTGTCATCAAAGCTAAAGAGCATTTGTACGAAGGAGATGACATATTTAAATTGGCTAGAAAAGCGTACAACAAGGACAAATACGAATATCATATTGACGGTTTGATCTACACCCCCATCAATCTCAATGTAGGTGCGTATTACAAAGATGTCGACTCTAATAAGAACACTTTTGGAGGCACATGGATGAATGTGTTCAAATGGAAGCCACCCGAGGAGAACTCCATTGACATGCTGACATCTTACGGTGAAGAAATCTTCATACCAAATATAGGTAGATGCGTGTTGTGTAATTTACAAGTGTCTTACAGATCTAACACGGACGAACTGATCGATCCGATCAAGGTATTAACTAAATCTGCAATTTTTAGCAAGGCCGTGTTCAAACCCAAAACTTTCGCGCAGGTTTATTTGAAAATAAGTGATGGTAACAAACGACCCAAAACCAAGATGAACGAAGATATTTACAATAACACCATAATCGAATATGTGTATGATAAAAACGCGACCGAACTGTTGTGTTGGATTCCGTACAGAGTAAGATACGACAAAACCGAGTTGTATCAAAAAAGTAAAAATATCATGAATACAGCGAATAGTTATGTTACCGCCATGAATGTTTGGAGAAGTATTCAAAATCCGGTCACCGAGGATATGATCAAAGGAAAACAATTGTTAACTAAATCTGATATCATCGAAGCAAATGTGTATTATTCAAGAAATGTGAACAGAAAGGAATTGATATCAAAGCCAATGATTACATTTCATAACAAAAGTATCAAATCTAAACTGTTCTCATTGTTCAAAAACAAAAACTACTCACTTATTGATTTGGCGTGTGGAAAGGCGGGTGATCTTTTCAAATGGATTGAGAACAGATACTCGTTTGTTGTTGGATTTGACTATAACTTAGATAATATTATGAATTCAGCAGATGGTGCTTACAAAAGATACCACGACGCGTATCATACACACATGATACACAACAACAACAACTTTAATGTTATATTTTTACAAAAGGATGTGTCGACCCATTGGATAGATAAATCGAGTATCGAAAATGATATGATGTTGGAGTTTTACGATGTTGTATGGGGTAACATAACGAGAAAGGATATCACATACAACCAGATAAGCAAATATCATAATATAATGTACAATAAGTTTGATGTAGTTAGTTGTCAATTTGCCATCCATTACATGTTTGAGAACGACGATAAATTGGAGGCGTTTTGTGCGAATATTAACAAAGTGATGAAGGTGGGTAGTTATTTCATAGGGACATGTTTGAATGGGAACTTGGTGAACGATATGTTGTCTAACGCGAAAGGTGGAAAGGAAACCGGAATTATAAATGACAATGTTATGTGGATGTTAGAGAAAAAATACGACACTTTCGTACCTCAACAAACCGGTCAAAAAATATCAGTCTACATAGAATCGATTAACGTCGTGTACGACGAATACCTTGTAGATTTCGAGTTGTTAAAAAACAAGTTGAAGAAATATGATATAACTGTGTTGACAACGACTGATTTGGAATTATTAAAAATAGAAGACTCTATTAACACATTCGATAAATGGTACGACGATAAAGAGTATGCACTAAACGATGTTTTCAAAAGATACAGTTTTCTAAATTCATGGTTTGTATTTAAGAAATACAAATAAATAATCACTAATGGAAACGACATTGTATCACATATTAAATGAATTTAAAGGACAATATGATAAATCAATATATGATGACATATACAATAAAAATCAATTGTTATTAGATGATTTGAGGAGAAACAAGAATAAGATCGACAATCAAAAAAATTGGGATATTGCAAAAAAGTATGCAAACATGTATGAATTCATTTTTTCATTTAACAATGATGGTGTTGCTAATGTTGTTCCGATCAGTCGGTCCTACTTTAAACTAATTGAGATCTTGAAGGATAATAATGTGTTGATGAACAATTTGGAGGTTAAAGCGGCATGTATTTGTGAAGGACCCGGTGGTTTTATTCAAGCTATCAATGAAATTTATAAAAACAAGAAGTTGTATCCTGTTGATTGTATAACTTTAATATCGAACGACAAAAGAGTTCCAAATTGGAAATTAAAAAACATAACCAACTACAAGATATGTTATGGATATGACAAAACAGGAAACATATATAGCATACAAAATATTTTTTTCTTTGTGAATACAGTTGGAACACACTCGTGCGATCTGGTCACAGCGGACGGAGGCTTCGATTTTAGTAAAAACTTCAACGCACAAGAAAAAGACTTTTTACTCTTAATGTTGTGTGAAATATATATTGGTTTGAACATTCAAAAAGAAGGAGGCGTTTTCGTCATTAAAGTTTTCGACCTTTTCGACATCAACACAATCAATATGATAGCGTTGCTAAGACTGTTTTATGACAAGATAACAATACAAAAACCGAAAACGAGTAGACCTGCTAATTCAGAAAAATATTTGATTTGCTCTAATTACACTCTAAAAAACAAAGCTTTACTAAACAATCTCAAATCTAAAATTACTCATGGCGTCTTCTCCATTGATGAGATCATATCATTAGACTTGAAACTAAACACATTAATTCATATTTATGAATATAACACACAATTCGTGAACAGTCAAATATTCCATATTAATAAAACACTAACATTGCTACATAACAATTTTGTTAAAAACACAAATGTAGAAAAATGTATAGAATGGTGTAAAAAATACGATATACCAATCAAGTCAAATTTGGTTTGACATATTTATCAACTAACATTGTTCCCACCTTGATTGACGCGTTATGCTCTGTTTGTTTGTTTAAATTTATTTTTTCTTTTTGATTAAGCATGTATCTCAACACCGCCTTATCAAAATTAGGTTCGAAAAGCTTCTCGAACAGTGTGGGATATTTCTTCGAAAACTCTTCATATTTAGTCGTGTAGACTTCTTTAGATTCTTTTTGAGACAATATATCTTCAATAATGTCTTCAATATTATCCATTTTTTATAATAAATTCTTTTATATTTTAAATAATAAATAATGAATTATTCTGATTTTGATAATTCGAAAAGTAGAATACCTAATCCTGTTCTGAATGGTGGTTTGTACACCGGAGAATCTTTCAAAGGACCATGGGGAAATGTTTATGTACAACCAGATGTTGTATACATGACCAATAAAAACTTAGTCTCCGCTTCGCCCCCACAAAACGCTCTTACCCAATACGGCGACATCATTAGACCAGGAAACAATGTCCCAAACTTTCAAAACGTGCACAAATTCTCCAATCAACACAACATTATATGCACCGGTTCATTCAACTCCAAATCATTTAAAAGTAACGATCCTTTCTTCGAAAGTCAAATGACCATATAAAACAAAAGAATAACAATCACAATAAACATACAGTACACTCGATACTCTTTGTCTGAGATATAGTATTTTTTCTTTGGATTAAAAAAGTATAGATAAATAGTCAAATACATCAAAGTTTCCAACATATGTGTGCGGTCTAATCTATATACTGACCATATGTATATGAATGGAATAATATGAAATATAATATTACCAACATGTAATCCTGGACCGCTTACATCGTATTTTTTGTCAATAATTATGAACTGTTTAACATAAGTTAAATAACAACCTCCTAAGAATATAATGAAGCTTAATAAATGCAAATTTAAAACATCAATATTTAAGAAATGTTTGATCAAGATTAAAGCACATACTTGTATTGTCAAGAACGATATCAAATCACCAATCATCTCTTTATTTTAGCATACAAATTATCAATGAATTCATAGTTTTGTTTGTATAAATCTTCAAAATATTTTGGGTATATGGTTAGCGACTTTGTACCGTCATTGACGAAGAACCCGTAACTTTTATAATTTATCTTGTAGTTTTTGTATTTCACCGGAAACCGCAACAAAAACTCTATATCTGATTTGTTTATTTCATCAATATCCGACATCTGTTTTATTTTCATATACGGCGACAACGGAATATATATTGACTTTGTTGCTGTGGGTATTTCAATTATCGGTCCGAATCTTGCATTTCGAACAATAATATCCTTGTTGTTCACCTTAAAACCACATTTCTTATTTTCTAGTGTAACCTTCGATTTCGTTTTTAATTTGCATTGATCGATGATGAATTTGTAAAAGTTCTTTATTAAATAATCATATGTTTTATCACCTTGAGCTATTTTGTCTAGATCAGCTTCCATGTTGCTCGTGAACTCAACATTTACGATATCCCTAAAAGTATTAATAAGAAACTGATTAATACTTGTGCCCACATCTGTCGGCACAATTTTGTTTTTTTCGATATATAACTCTCTCTTTTCAATCTTTTCCGTAATAGCACCATCCTTCAAAACAAAATCGTTATATTCTTTTATATCTCCCTTTTTATCCATTTTCAAAATAAATCTTCTGTCGTACAACTTATGTAATGTGCTTACATATGTAGATGGTCTTCCGATTCCCTGTTCCTCCATCTTCTTAATCATCAGTGCTTCACTGAACCTTTGTGGTGGTGTGGACCATATACAGTTTCCCACCACTTTTAACGATTTGATATTTTTGTTATTTTTCAATGTTTTAAATATATTATCCACATCTTGAATGTTGTGGCATTTTTCCGTCTCACAGTACACCTTTTTAAAACCTAACTCCACGGTGTATTTCGTTTTTCCTAGAAAATACATATTGTATTGTAGTAGTTTGTCATGTTCAATGTGTAACAACAACTCTTTGTAAGTCGCTGGTATCATCATTGACGCAACCGTTCGATTAAATATCAAATTGTATAAATCGTTCTGTCTTGGAGTCAACTTTGTTAATCGAACCAATTTGGTTGGTCGAATCGCCTCGTGTGCCTCTTGTGCGTTCTTTTGTTGTTTCGTATTTTTAGTTTTTCCTTTGTTCTCATACTCTCTCCCGAATGTTTCGTGTATGTACACACTTAATTTATTCTGAAACTCTTTAGATAGTACGAAGGAGTCTGTTCTCATATATGTAATATGACCCAATTCATACAACTCCTGTGCAACCTTCATAGTCTCTTTAACAGAAAAACCGTACGAAGTTGCCTTTTGTTGTAAGGTTGATGTTGTAAACGGTTTGTCTGGATACTCATTCACATCGTTCATAACATGTGATGTGATGCTATAATTATTGCTACTCTTTAACAGATTCAAAATATGCAACACATCTTTCTTAGAATTCAAAATCATAATTTTATCATTTTGATACAACTTGGCGTCGGTAATATTGTTGTTGAACGTGTTTAACATATTCCAGTATTTTTCAGAAACAAAGTCGGTTATGTCCTTCTCTTTTTGGTTGATCAGCATCAACACAACCGATTGAACTCTGCCCGCCGAAAGCACCGTTTTGGACGAAAAGTTTTGCCATAATATTTTGGTTAAATTAAAACCGACCAATCTATCCAATACACGCCTTGCTTGCTGTGAATTTACCATTTTCATATCAATCTCTTTAGGATTTGAAACTGCGTTATACAAAGCATCTTTCGTGATTTCATTGAAGATAATCCGTTTGTATTTTTTGGGTTTTA